CCCATTCACGCCGGATGTGCTGGACGCCTCAGACTTCGGCAGTAAGGCAGAGGTCCGGCGCGTTCTGGTCCGACGTGGCTTCGTGCAGAACGCGGACGCAGGTCAGACGCTTTCCGTGCTCTACACGAAGGACGCCATGAAGGAGCTTCTGCGCAAGCGCGGCCTTTCGGTCGGCGGCACCAAGGAGCAGCAGGCCGCCCGGCTTCTGGCCGACGGCTTCCGTATCAGCCCCAGCCGCAGACTGTTGGAGTTGACCGCCTCCGGTTCCGCGCTGATCGCGGCCCACGGCGTCAACCTGTCCGAGGCTATCCGCCGGGCCACGCTGGCTTTGAAGGAGCCGGACTACCCCGGAGCCGTCGCCGCATACCGTGACTATGACAGCCGGTGGGGCTATGTTCACCCCTCCGGCAAGACCCACACCATCTTCGCAAGCTATGATGTTCCATTCCACCGCCTTGACTTTCTCGCGGGCTACCCCATGCGTGAGCTGTGCAACTCCGAAAACTTCCGCCGTACCCTCCGGGCCTGCCTGATTGCCGGGCTGATGCGAGGGGAGCAGGAGCGCACGGAGCTTGCCTCCCGCTTCAAGGAGGTGTGCCAGGAGCAGATCGTGTGCCCCGGCATTGTGGACCTGTTCACCATGGACGACTTCGACGGCAGCACCGCCGCCGCGATGCGTGAAGCCATGGAGCAGAACGTCGCAGCGGACAGCGATTTCACTCTGGAATATTATATCTCGCACGTGCTGTACCTGAGCAGGCGTGCCTAAACAAAAATCCCCCGGCAGATGTCCGTTCTCTGGACCTCCGCCGGGGGATTTCTCACTTATTCGTTATTTTTCTTGATCTGACCGAGCGCTTCTTTCAGCTTGTCGAAGCCGAACATGGCAGCGTAGGCCACCGCGAAGCCCACCACAACGGCGGCGGCAACGTAATACCACATGACGGCGTAGCCCATGAAGGCCATATACCCGAAGAAGGCCACCAGCGTCAGCACCATGGCGACGATGATCGCCAGCAGGTTCGTGGGCATCTTCTCCCACGTGGCCCGTTTCAGGACCTCCACGATGATGTTGGTCAGTACGGTCAGCGCGCCGATGATGGCGACGATGGCCGAAATATTGAGTGTCAGTTCCATAAACGTCTTCCTCTCTTATTTGGCAGGCATCTTCAACACCTGCCCGACATGGATGATCTCAGAAGTCAGGCCATTCAGGCGCATGATCTCCTTGTAGCGGCTCCCACTTCCGAGATAGGTACTTGCCAGCGCCCACAGCGTATCTCCGCGAACGACGGTGTGCGTGCGCGTCCCGCCGGTGGCAGAGCCGCCGATGTCCGCCGCGTCCACCCATCCATACACGGTGCTTCCGCTGCCGCTTACGGCGACGAGGTGATACGGATGCTTCGCCTTGCCCGGCTGGTACACCTGCGTGACCTTGGCCTTGCCCGGCTTACAGGCCGTGCCGGTGGCCGCGTTTGCGTTGGTGTAGTGCTTCCCGCCGGTGAAGCTCACGATGTCGCCCACCTTGCAGGTGCCCGCGCCGGTGTTTCCGGTCCCGCCGGTCTCGCCGCCGGTCGTCCCGGCGTCGGTCCCCGTGGCTTTGCTGGCGTACTTCGGCACGCCATAGCCCCGGATATACCGGCCATTGACGGCGATATGGCGATACCCTACGGCGTCGCTCATGTTTCCCTCGATCACGGTGATGGTGCTGCCGTTCACCTCGGTCACGATGCCCACGTGGTCCGCCGCGCCGGTGTTGTCCGTCGTGGCGTAGTTCGTGCCGTCCTGCCAGTCGTAGAAGATGTAGTCGCCCGGCTTCGGCACATAGGCGTCGTTCTCCACCCACGCGCCCAGCTTCTTGAACAGGGCGATGTGCTTCTCGCACCCGCACTCCGTCGGGATGATGTCGGTCAGCCCGGCGGCGATGGCGACGGCGGAAGCAAAGGTACTGCACCATGCGTCCGTATACTTCACGGCGTAGCCCCTGGCAAGGGGCTTGTGGCTGTTGTACAGGTCGATGATCTTCCGGTGGCTCCCGTCCGCTTCCTTGCAGCCGAGATAGCTCACCGCGATTTTGACAACCTTCTGGCGTAACTGGTTTTCAGTCATTCCGTTTTTGCCCTCCTTACAGGTCGTTGCTTGGCTGGTCCGCCGTTTCCTCCTCCGCCGCCGGGGCGATGGGGTCCGGCTTATCCGGCCAGTGATTGTTCTTGCTCAGGTTTTCCAGGACGGATTTGATGGCGTATGCCAGCACCACGCCGATGATCTCCTTCACGGCCACCGACGACAGCGTTTCCGCGATCTGCTCCCGTCCCAGGTAGGCGAGGACATAGCTGCACCATATCCACGCAAATCCGTTTCCCAGGCATATCCAGACCACCTTTTTCATGGTCTCGGTCTTCTTCCCCTGATCGCCATTCAGCCGGAGGGCGCGCAGCCTGCGGCGTAGATGGCTGATCGTGCTGTTGCAGAGGAGAAGGCCCGCTCCCAGGCCAAAGAAAAAGGCGGCCATGACTACCCACGCGTACTTCATGGCCCGCCCTCCTCACATACCGACTTGATGGAACACGAAGCCGATCACGATGCCGATAACGGCGGTGATGATGTAACCCACGACCTTGCGCCACATTTCACCGTCCCGTCCTTCCAGCACTTCCAGACGCTTGCCCTGCTTCTCCTGCTCCTTGACCATGTCCTCCACGCTGGTCGCCAACCGCTCCACCGAGTTCGTCAGCGCCCGCATTTCGCGCACGTTCTCCTCAAGCATTTCGATACGCTTGTCCTGCCTCTTGTTCTCCTCCGCCAGACGGCGGCTGAACTCCTCGTGCTCTGCCCGTGAGATATAGGGGTCGTCCATAACGGCACCCTCCTTTCCTGGTTGTTGACGATACAGGGGATGGCCGGGCAGCTATCCCACCCGGCCCCCGCCGATCATAGTTCTTCGCCCAGCGCCTCGTCCGGCCATTCTCCGTTTCCGATCAGCGCGGTATACCGCACCTTCACCCGGTCGATGTCCTCCGCCAGCGCAATGGCGTCGTGCTGCGCGAGGAGCTTCTGCTGCTCCGTGACGATCTTCGCAAGGTCGGTACAGATGCCGCACAGCTCCTCGATGATTTGGAGATTACTCACCGGCATAGACCTCGCCGGTGATCTCCTCGTACTGCTCGGCGCTGATTTTGCCGTTCTCCACGCGGCTCGCCAGCTCCGCCTTGACGCCAGCCTTGCGGGAAGCAGGCACCTCGGCCCACTTGCGCGTACCGGCCACCAGTCGATTAGCCCAAATAGCGTTCATCAGTTTTCACCTTCTCCGTTTGCAGCGCTGTCCAGCTCGCAAAGAGCTTCTTCCACCGCCGTCAGCCGCTCCTCCGAGGAGCTGTCCATATCGCACATGGCTTCCTCCATGGCGACGAAGGCGGCGTTGGTCGCTTCCTCGTTCTCGATGATGCGGGCGTGGTTGCGGAACACATACTCCTCAGCCTCGCCCTCCTGTGCCAGCGCCTCCGGCGCGTCGGGGATGGCGGTGCCGCCGGGCAGGTTGTACACCTCGCCGCCCACGGCGATGCCGATGGCCTCAGCCTCCGCCGCCTCCACATAGGCCCCGGTCTCCTCGTTCCGCTTCACATAGCGGGGACGCTCACACAGGGCCAGCAGCTCGCCTTTGCTGATAATTGCATACATGGGTCTTACCTCCTCACTTTGATGTGCAGCGCGTCCGCAAGCTCTTTCAGCTCCGGCACCGCCGCCGCGAAAAAGTCTTCGTTGAACAGAATGACCTCCACATCCTGCCGCAGGAAATGTGCCCACTTCCGTTCCAGCAGCTCGATCTCCTCCTCGGTGAAGCGCTGCTGCCGTCCGTTCGGGCCGGTCCGCACCCGCTGGGAGTACGCGATGGCCCAGGTCAGCTTCCCGCGTTCCAGCCCTTGCCCGTCGTCGTTGCGGGCAAAGTGCATCTTCGCGGCCTCGCTGGTCGCGTAGCAGATCGGCTTTCCCTCCGTGGTGATGATGAAGTCGCCCGCCGTCTCCATCTCCGTGCCATACTGCACAATATCAATGTAACACGGAAAACCTGCGAAAGTTGCTAACTCCGAAAAATATTTTTCCCAGGCGTACCAAAAGCCCAACCCGCCGGAACAAAACGCCCCTCCGCGTACCAGATCACCACCCCGGCGTAACGCCCCCGCCCGCGTGCGGTCCATCCGTGCGCCCCAGCAGCTTCCGCCGCGCCAGCTCCTTCCACCATTTTCGTGACGCCGCGAAAATGATACCCGTCCCGATCTCATGTCCGCCCGCGTTCCTTTTCCCTCGCGCGCCCCCGCCCGCGTGCGCGTTCCATATTTTTTGACCCCCCTCCATTTTTTCGCCCGGACCCGCCGGAAATGAAAAAAATGCATCGCACCTAATCAATTTTTGCGCTCTCGAACCCGCAAAGGTCCTCGTCTGCGCCGGGAGGACCCGCCGCCGGGCTGGGGGAGGGTATAGGAG